CTGTAGGTCGCTGGGGAGCGAGTAAATTGTTAATGCTAACTCATTGACAAGCCTACATTACCCAATCAATGTTAGTTAGGACACATCATGCTTACACAAGACGAATTAAAATCAATATTTTATTATGACCAAAATACTGGAATTTTTTTTAGATTTAAAGGCAAAAAATTAAATTCTGTTGGAATAAATGGATATTTTCAAACTTCTATTAATAATAAAAAATATTATTTACACCGTTTAGCTTGGCTTTATGTTTATGGTTGTATGCCAAATAAAGAAATAGACCACATTAATAATAATAGGTCTGATAATAGAATATGCAATTTAAGGGAAGTTTCAAGAAATCAAAACAGCGCTAATACAAAATTAAGTAAAAACAATAAATCAAAACACAAAAACATATCTTTACATTTAAAAACTAATTTGTGGAGAGTTGTTATGACAAAAAATAAAAAATGTATAGTAAACAAATATTTTAAAGAATTAAATGATGCTATATGTTTTGCAAATAAAATGAGGGAAATACATTTTGGAATTTATGCAAATCATGGTTAGTTATGTGCTGTGCTATTCAACAGCATTTGGGTTGGGAATGATTTGCGGAGCGTTTATTGCTTATAAAACAAGTAAGGCGTAGATTTGGTAGTTGTTACATGTAACGCAGAAAGCCGAAAAACTCGTTACTTACTACATCCTCTAATGTCGGCTTAACCGCCTAAAAACAATTACTTGTTCATTACATACATAGTAACTTCAAAGCCAAAACGCATTTCAGTAGCTGCTGGTGTTGTCCACATGATAAATCTCCTAATTAGTTAGCTCTTTATTGAGCGTATCTTATAGTATCAGAATTAGGTTTTTTACACATCGGTAGGATTATTAATGCAATCTAGTGAAAAGCACTAATTAGCGTCTTTCCAATTCAAGTATATATTTACCAAGCTTTGCTGTGTCTTCTTTGCTTAGACACATACCGCCATCAATCTTTTGGATGTTGAGGGTCGGTTTGAGGGGATATGGCTTTGGCATGGTAGTCGTGCAAGCTATCAAAGTGCTGCTCAAACCAATCAGCAGGATTTGCCTCAATTTGCTCACTCTCTTGTTGCACATCTTTCTGCTCCTTTTTAGCTGACCACTCTTGGTATAGAGCAAGCAGCCTATCTATGATTGCTAACAGGTATTTCATTTGTCTGCTGTAAACACGCCAATAGCGCCTATAACGCTTAAACCGAGTGCGACAATAGCTTCACCTTGCTCTGGTGATAAAGTCAAGCCTACGGCTGTTAAAAGAGCTACTAGACCCCTCCATGTAGATGATTCTTTGCCACGAGCTAATAAAAATGCTTTCATAATTACTCCTTAAAAGGTTTGTAAGATGGTTTGCCGTTCATAAAAGTTGCCGTTAAGAATTGCTGACGCATTTTAGGGTCAAACGATACATGAACCCATGTGCCTTCTTCAATAACTTGGTCTACCTTAATGCCAGACTTAAATAAAGCTTTTACTACATCAATAGGCTTGCCAAAACCAGCGCAAGTAAAATCAGCAGCTAGACCGTCCATGTGAGCAGAGTTTACAGAACCGCCTATCTTGCGATTAAGCTCCATGCAACGAAAGGCAGAGCTAATCCGTAATGGATGGCCTAAGAATGTGCGTATTTTCTCAAGGTTGTCAGCTAATGTTTTTAAGTTGTTTCTAACTGCCTGGGATGGGTTGTTGTTTATACCGTTGCGAACTGCTGTTTGTGAGAAGGTTAGCTCCTCAAGCGTAAAATGCTCGCTCAACTTCATTTAAGGTTTTCCAATTTGTAGATTAAGCTTAAGAACTCACCTACTACCTCGTCCACAATATTTTGTAAAGCAGAGTCTTCTTTAGGAATACATTTGTAACGGTTTTTTTCTATGTAATCTAGCTTTTCAGCTATGCAGTAGATAGGCTCTTTATATTTTTCTTCTTCAGTCAGTATGGGTATCTCTTTAATGATCCCATGACGGCCTTGATAGGCCTCTGTTAGCTTGTCTGCTAACTCTGCTATGTCTTCATAAAAGTGGCCTAATGCTTTGTGTTGAGAATAACTTTTAGTGCGTAAATGTTCTCTGTGTGCTACATCCCTAGCTAAAAACAATGTTGCTATAAATTCACCAATCATATCTCATCCTCAATATCAATAATTCCAATTAAATCTTCATCGTAAACATTACACTCATGGCAGACATGAAAATCTATGTCAGCATCGTCTATCTCGTATGGCTCTCCGCAACACTCGCAGAGTTTGATTTGTTTCATAGCCGTAACTTCCCTCGTAGTTTGTATAGAAGGGCAATTTTACGAGCTGTCCTATCTACACGCCTGACAATAGTATGCCTACCATCCCACAGGTTTTTGCCGTTTAATTTACGCATACGGTATAAAATCATAATAAAAAAGCCCCGAAGGGCTAGGCATACTTATTCTTAAGGTATTTAAGTGTTAGTGGCAATTCGTCAAAACGGCCATCCTCTACATCGTATAGCATATAGCACCCACGAAAATGATTGTTACCTTGAGCGCCTAAGTAAGATTCGTTATGCTCGTAGCACGATCCACATATAATGGCTGTCATCTCTTGACCATTAGCTTTCATAGCGTAAGAGATTTGTCTGCCTTGTTGATGACCAGCAAAGCAACTCATGTGCTTTTTAGATAGCAATGCTGCACTAGAGCCAATAGGTCTGCCCATAGCACCCGATGTAAAGTAGTGAGAGTATGCTATGCCGTCAATGACAATAACCTCTAGGAATGGGATAACTTCCCAGTCTTGGTAAGGCAAGTCATCAATAGAGATAAGACCGTCTAGTTTCCTATCCTCGTTAATAGCACGATTAATACGGTCTTCGTGATTACCTAGGGTTAAAACCATCCTAGGCTTGTATTGCTTGTGTTTAAAACTTTTAGCTTGTTTGTTGTAGTCATATATAGGCTGTAGAAGGGCATCCATAGCCTCTCTAGCAGCCCAAATATCTTTTTGGTAGCTACGACCTTCAAATGACTTTTTACCCACATCATAAGAAGAAAGGGACTCCATATCAGCGAAGTCCCCTATACAAATAATTACATCAGGCTTTTTGTCTACAAGGTATTTACCTATGCAGTTTAGGAATGTAAAGTCATTCCCATCTTTAGCCTGGACATCAGGCAACACAAAATGTGTCTTAGTGGGTTTTGTCAGGAAGCTCATAATATAGTTGTAAGTCCTCATCAGAGAAAAGCACTACGCAAGTGCCATCCTCTGTATACATTACAAACTCATCGTTGTCAATACCCACTTCTTCTATTCTTTGACCTACCAACTTGTCAAATAATGCCTCTAATTTTTGTTGTTGATTCATTTGTCAGCTTTGTGATCAAGCTTTTCAAATATACGATTAAGAACGGCTTCTAAACGGTCTAGCCTAGCCTCTAAGTCTTCTTTACGGACATAAAATGTAGGCAGGTCAACTTCAATGGCTTTTACATCACGCTTTAGGTCTTGAACGGCATCCCATAACTGTCTAGCAAACCAGCCTAAAACAGAAAGAACTGTACCGCCTACAATGTTGATTAAGTTTTGAGTTTCCATCGCAGCCTCTACAATACTACCCAGCGTGAACCGCCAGGAACTGTTACAGTAGCACCAGCATCTATTGTTATAGGGCCAGTAGTTAATGCGTTTTTAGTTGAAGGTATTGAGTAGCTTGTTGTAACTACTTGATCGTTCTCAATAAACACTTCGTCTGATCCGCCACCAGTAGCACCACCTCCGCCACCTGCACCGCTTAACAACTGAAACTGTGTGCCATCGTAAACCACTTGAATAACAGCGTCAGCTACAATATCATCGGATACTAAACTAACTGTGCCGTTTTTAGTAATGGCTTTAGCGCCAATACCGTTGATGTTAAGTGTTACAGCACCTGTGTTAGCACCTGCGGATATAAATCTAAACACTTGGCCAGCAGCTAGGGCAGTCATACCTAAGGCAGCCGTAGCCACGATAGTATCTGTGCCAGTAATGCCTGTTAGGTATTGAAATGTTGAGTCCTGTATTTGACCTGCTGAAGCTGATTGAGTTCGCAGCGTAGCAGAGCCTACACCCGACAATACATACCCACCCATAGGCAAGTTAGCCGTAGGTGTAGTTTGACCGTCTGATGTAAGCGATGCTGTAAGTGCTGATGCAATGTCGTTTAATGTGCTGTTAGCCCAAGTTGAGGAAATTGTAGTTCCCGTAATAACAGGATTACCTGCTGGTAAAGAGTATACCCCACTGCCGTTGCGTGCCATTATTGATTCCTTTTGCGTTTTGTTGTAGTATTAAACATGACTATATTGACCACATTAATAGGCGTAGCATTTTACTCATGGCTATTGTCCTTTATCAGACAGCGCAGGGTTAGCTGCACCAGCAATGTAAGGGCTACTTTTCCTTATAAGCTCGGCAAGCTTTTTGGCAGATTCTGGGCGTTTTGTAAGCGCTGCTGCCGTTGCTTTTCTACCTAAATAAGGCAAGCTACCAGCAGTTAAAGCAGCCGCTAGTGGCATAGCCGTTCCAGTAGCACTTCCTGCCGCAGCACCACCACCTAGTAATGCTAACCTTCCAGCAGTTCCAGAATCAGGCACTTTTGAGCCTAGTATGTTTGTGCCTTGCTCTGCTAAGTCTTGCATTAAAGCTTGACCAGTAGCACTTGCACCCTTACCTACGCTAGTGTCTTGCGCTCTTACGGCTTGAGCTAATTGAGCTGGCGTAAACATACCTTCTCTTGCACCTGCCGCTGTTGAGCTTGCTGCTTGACGAATTCTAGTGTAATTAGCATAGCCAGTATTAATGGCTTTTAATTCATCAGAAAAGCCTGGGTTTACCCTAGGCAAAGTATCACGCAATATGCGTAAAGCTTCATTCAATGCACTGCCTAATTCTTGTTGATAAGCATCTGTTGATTTAGAAAATGCTTTAGCCTCTTTGTTTAATTTAGATTCAACAGTTTTAAATGTTGTGCCTAGCATAGACCCATTAGGAGATGCTTTGCTCATTACATCATCAATAATTCTACTAAACTTAGCTTGCTCTTGTGGGCCAAGGCCAGTTGCCATTTGTTTTAAATTGTCAAATTCTTGAACAAATTGTTGATCAGGCTTAAATGAGATTTTTGGCAATAATGAATCGTAAGCTTTGCCTAACTTCTCTTTTACCTCTGTTACACCAGCACGACCAGCTTCACTTACTTTTTCACCAATAGGCGCTAATGCACGATTTAACGCAGCTTTGTTAAACTCTTCTTGTGTTTTGCGTTTTGCATAACCAATTGCATCACCTAAAATTGGCAAACTTTGCAATTTCTCTTCTACTGTATTAAAAGCACCACCAAGTATTTGTCCTGGTGTAGGGGTAACACCTTCTTTCATTAACTGCGCTGCCATTGCGTTAGTTTCAGGCTTAACTACTCTTGCTGCACCTGCAAGCAATCCTGATGCACCAGCACCAAACGCTGCACCTTTGCCAACCTCTTGCGCTTTGTTCATCCAATAATTTTCATCATTGACATCGCCAGATGGGGTTAAAGCGCCACCAATAGCACCAACACCAGCACCTGCTTTTATAGCTTGAGCGCCACGCAATGCCATAGGTAGTTTAGATGCAATAGCCACATTAGCAGGGCTTAACACATTGCCAGCAAATCTTGATACATCGCTACCTTCAAAACCTGTGGCTTGTTTAGCTGCTTGATAATCAGCTTCATTTGCTTTGTTCATGCCTTGCACTCGACTAGCTTCAGAGCCAAGATAATCACTTACTGCATTTGGAGCGTAGCCACCTAATGATGTAATTGCTTGTAAACCTTTCGGCAACAATGCAGCAGCCTCGTCTATTGGGTCACGCATACCTTGCAATACCCTACCGCCAACTGAAGATTGCATTTCTTGTCTAGGTGTAGCAGGGCTGCCAACAGGTGCTTGCATTGCTTGATTAGGCATATTGCTTTTTTCAGCTTTTGCCTCTTGATAAGCTTGAGCAACAGTATTGAACTCAGGTGTACCTTTTTTAGCTTGATTGGCTACAATCCATTGTGCGTAATCATCTGCATTTGCCATATTATCGTCCTATAATTGCATCAGCTTGTGAGCGAATTGCGCTTGTTTTTGCTGCGCTTGGTGATTTACCTAAAAACTCTGGCTCACTAACATTTAACCCAGCAGCTCTAGCTTTTTGGAATAAAGTTTTAGTTGCTGTTTGCAAGTTTCTAGCAAAAGCTTCTTCGCTCACGCTTGGGTCTAAAGCACCAACAGATTCAGCTAATTTTTTACCTTCAGCATCAGACAATGCACCCATGCCTTTAAGAGCAGATACCATTGGCACAAAAGTTTGAGCTTTAAATGTTGTTAAATTAGCAGCAAAGTCTTTAGCATCAGTGCCTGGGATTGAACTCATCCAACTGCTTACACCAGTGCCAGCTTTTCTACCACCGTGAGCAAACAAAGCTTGAGCTTGATCAAGAACTTGTTGAGCAGATATTTCGTTTTGTGCTTTTTGTTGAACTTTAACAACATCTTTAGCTTCGTTAGCAGCGCTGTAAGGTTGCGCTCCAATAGCTTGATTGCGAGGCACAAGTCTAGGCTTGCCATCTGCACCAATAACATTAACAAGAGGTGCGTTTGCAGCTTGGAATTGTCTTGATAAGGCATTTTCATTAGCTTGAAAGCCTTGACTAGATTTTTGCAATGCCATTTGATTGGCAAATTGTTTTTCACCTTGCGTTAATTCAAAGCCTTGACGGTCTTTCATTTGAATTCGTTGGAATTCTCTGTCACTAGCAACATCCTCTGCTTTGTTAGCAGACTCTAAACCACCCATCATAGCTTGTTGCATTAACTGTGGATTGTTAGTTGCAGAGCTGTATTTTAACAACGCAGCATAACGGTCACCAGCAGTTAAAGGCACTTGACGAGGCGGCTCATTGACCATGCCCATGTTGGGGGCCATTTCACCAGTAGAACCTGTTACAGTTGTAGGTTGTTGAGGTGCTTGCTCTGTTCTAGGCATTAAGTCTTTTTGGTATTGAGATAAAGCGTCAGCCATCTTAGCTTGCTTACCTTTAGCGTATTCACCGTATTGAGCAATGCCTTCTTTTTCTTGTTTGCCAGCTTGATATTTATTAGCCAAACCAGCAAGTTGTTGTGTTATTGATGGCGCAACATAAATGCCTGATACCATTTGACCTTGAGGAGCTTCTTGATTGCGTAACGCATCAGCAAACTTCATCTTACGCTTTAGCTCAAGCTCCATCATTGTATCGTCTTGAGGCATACCACTAGATTCACCAGGCATTAAGCCTTGTAGTGATGTTGATAAGTATTTTGCAAGATTCATATTAAAGTCCTAGCATTGAGTAATTAACACCTTTAAACCCATTAGGCATTTCAGCCACAGCTTCTGGCATAATAGCTTCAACCTCTTGAGCAAGCACACCAACTTGTCTACCTTCAGGCAAATCGTAACCGTCTTTGTAGTTGTATGAGTAAAGGTTAAGACCGTTATCTAATGAGCCAACTTTTTTAATGTTTTCTTTAACATTAACATCAGACATTAAATAAGCGCCACCAAGACCCATTAAGCCACTCATAAAGTTACCTTTAGAGGCGTTAGAAGCGTTTGTAGCTGCCACTTGAGCGTTGTAACCTTGTTGAGTAGCACCAAGTATATCAGCCCCACCAGTATTGGCTTGTTGAGGTGTAGCAGCGTAGCTTGGGTTTTGCACTTGAGAACCTGTACGCAATGCGTTAATAACATTAATCGGTTGCATTTGGTTGTAAGCTTCTTGCTGAAAGGCTTGTTGATTTGCACCTAAACCAACATTCATGCCACTTGTAATAGCACCAAGTTGACGGTCGTTTTGATTCATGGCTAATTGGCGTTTAGCGTTTTGATAAGCTTCTGTGCCTTGAGCAATACCTTGGTTAGCTAATTGAGCGTCAGACATTGCTGATTCTTGAGCAATTTGAGGTTGCAATCTACGCATAATAGCGTCAGAGTATGTTTCGCCAGGATTAATGCCGTAAGACGGCAATTTAGATGTATCTACACCAGGTTTGCTTAACACTTCGTTAGCGTAATCTAAGCCTTTATTGGCGGTAGACATCAAACCTTCGTTAAGTTGACTTTCTTGCTCGTAGATTTTTTGTTGTTCTGGAGATAAAGTTTGAGTGGCAGTATAAAGAGTATTGCCGTATGGGTCAGTGCCTTCGTTAGCTGTGTATGTTAAGTTGCCGTATGGTGTAACTTGGTTTGTACGATTAGCAGCAGCAGTAGCCCTTGCAGCCTCTAAGTTGCCAGCAGATGTTTCTTTAGCAGCCGCTGTATAGTCAGGCGCTGGTGGTGCTTTACCTTTACCGTTAGCCATTGATATAAATGGATCACGAACACCTTGCAATCTTAATTGCACAAATTTACCTAGCATTTTTTTTACTCCAATTTAACATTTTGCAGTTTTCAGGCCATAGGGTCATTATAAGTAAATCACCGTTACGACCTGCGTCTTTTAAAGTTGTTTCTATTACAAACCCAATCTTATGATTAAGGCTTATTGCTTTGTGGTTGTCAGCTTCTACGGTAGCTGTGAAGCGCTTAACCTTTACTTGGTTGAAAATGTAATCTATTACTGTAATCCAATAGCCTTTGGTAGGTGGTGAGTCTATTCTTTGATGGCCAAACATATTATTGCCGTTCCAATTTTCAAAGGCTGTACCAGCTACAATAACCCCATCTATTTCCCAACCAATAGCAGTCATGCCCTCGGTGTAAGAACCTACCTTTTCCATTACCCAACGAGCTACATATTCGCCTTGGACTAGCATTACAGGATTGCACCGCCCTCAATAACAATGTCAGTACCTACCCAGCTAACATTTAACTGCGCTGATAAGGTCTTAACAACAGGTGCGCCATAGTAGCCAACACCATTCAAACCTTGCCAGTTTTGGTAAACGCTTTGTCCACCACCAAATAATGACGCATCCCAAGTTCCGCTATCCCATACACCGTAGTTTACAGGCACATAGTTTAAGATTGTAGAGTTGTCAGATAAGTCAAAATCTATGTTAATGCCAGCGTATACAGAAGGCGCTCCATCAGCCCTTAATATAGGGCGTGACATAGTAAAGCGTTTTAATGTACCTGCGCTGTTAAAGTTATTAAACGCTTGCAAGCCAAACGCTGAGATGTTGTTTCCACCGTCCGTGTTACCGTAATAAGCATGAGCAACATAACCATTGCCGCCAAAGTAAGGCTCATCATTAAACATCTCCATGCAATTGGCGTTCCAATTGGTGTAGTTACACCATGAACCTGTAATTGTGTTCATTACATATTGTTGTTGGTTTTGCCCTTGTTGCACAGGCACATTCAACCATAATTGATTGACTGTCGGCACATACATTAATTGCCAACCAAAGTTAGAAGCGTAGTTTGTTACGGCCTCACTAATTGCGTATTGTATTTTGTCGGTAATGGCTACCCTAGGTTGAACCCTAGATGACTGCAAAGCACCTGATAATGGTACTACACCGTCTTGGCAGATGATAAGCATATCACCAGCGTATTTGTATAAGCTTCTACGGCCTATTGGCGCACCAATGTCCCACACACCAACCATAGACCAAGTCGTTATGGATGTTGGGTCTATCCCTTGATACACGATAATTTGACCTTTGTTGGTCATAATTACATAGTGATCATTTACGCCTTGACCAGCATCAATTGTCCATGTGCCGTGAGCTACAATGTAACCGCCCTTGGTCATGAATGGAGCTATATCTACAGCAGCCGCAGCACCAGCAATAGAGTCAACACCTAGATACCAAACTTTAAGGCTGTTGTCTTGTATAAAGAACTGTCTTTCAGCATACAGTATAGGGTCACGCAATGTAGTGGCTGTAACGCCTGTAATTGCAGGAGTAGACCATACTGTGCCGTTATAGTTACGAGGGGCATCTACACCATTGGCCATGGATAAGAAGTTGCCACCAGAGGTTGCAATGTTGCAATAACCCCATTTAGAATTAGTTAGCCCAGTCAACACAGCAGCGCCTACAGCGCCTTCTGTTGTTACATCGTATACACTGCCTCCAGCGATAGCAAATAACTCGTCTGTAGCGCCTCCAGAGTATGCCATGAGCGTTTCTACTTGGCCTGTGATGCCTGTTGCGTGTTTTGTGTAACCTTTACGCATTACACATTCGGTTGTAGCTGGGAACCAGTTATTTAATACAACTGCATCAGATGGAGCCATTGCTGGCAAAGCGTCCCTAGCGTTCCATCCACCTACTGGTGCTGGTAATGATATTGGCTGTGATACAGCTCTTTTAGCTCTAGCCATTATTAAGCTCCGTAGTTAGCGTCTGGAATGTTCTCCCAACCAATTAGGACATTGGCTGTTCTTGGTGCTAGTGATAGTGTAGCAGAGCCTGCATCGTTAGCTTTAGCGATGTTAAGTTGCATATCATAATCACGCTGGAATGATGATGTGTCAAAACCTTTTATTTCAAAGTATTTCTTTTTAAGCGCCAACACCATCAAACGGTTAGGGTAGATACAAGTATCAGTGTCCGCTAAGAATTGTGATTGTGTTGTGCCTGTGGCAGAAGTTACCCAATTGCTAGAGATGTACTCAAAGCTTAGATATTCGTTAGTAGATGTAAGTGGCCATATTTGAAACTTCTGACCCATGATACGCCAACGAATACGAGGGCCAGTTGAAATGTAGCTAGACTTCAGCCATTGCCATTGTTGTGGTGTTTCAGGGCCTAACATCTCCCAGCGTTTAGATTTGTCGTATTGTGTACGGTCTGTAATACGGTCAAAGCCTGTAGGCAAGTCATACATAACTTGACCAAATACATAGTTGCCTGAACCATCGCTAGTAGCGGCACTATTGATTGTAACGGTAGTTCCAGTAGCAGACACCACAGCAGTGCTTTGAATGACACCTTCACCTTGCACTTGAAAGTTAGTTGCGCCAGCCGCATTGATAAACGCTACTGTAGCAGGGTCTACACCTGTAATTACGCTAGTGCCATAAATAATAGCACCGTCTGATTCGGAGTATTGTGAATACCAATCGTATTCAACATTTAGAGCTTCCCATGGGTACTCTCTCGCAATTTCGTTACCAGCCGCATTAATCAAGTAATAAAGTTGAGTAACATCAGCCGCAGTATTGCCTACCACCGCATTTGGAGTAGCCAAGCCCATTTCTGCTGACGCTTGTTGCACTAATTGCAAGAGAGTTGTTGCCATATTATTCCTCTAATTCCTCTGCTTTAGCCTTTTTAGGCGCAGCTTTAGGTTGATTCATTTTTTGTGCTAACTCTGCTAGTTGAGCCTTGACTGCTGATAGCTCTTCATCACGCTTACGAAGCTCGTCTGCTTGTTGTTGAACTAATGCTGTGCCTTTGGCGCTAGATAAGAAAGCTTTTGCCTTGTCACGCAGAGCTAGTGGTGACATACCTGCTGCCATACCCATAGTGCCTAATTGGGCATCAGAGGCTTCTGCAACCTGCTCTACTGTGTAAAATTTAAAGTGTTTTAACTCAGCCGCTGAAGCTGCGTTTAATACTGGCCAATCGTGAAGTAATGTACCTTCAATATCGCCATCTGTTTTCTCGTTCTGATACCTTGCCCATTGTATAGGGAAGCGAGTTTTATGCTCTGCTGCAGCAAAGGTGTCAATTACTGTGTGAGTGTTGCCTGGGACTTCTATTAAGATAAAGTCTGCCATCTCCATGATAGGACGGCCTTCTAAAGCACTCTTGAACTCGTTACTTACTGCTCGTTGATAGAACTTAACATTTAATCGTGAATCGGGGTTATTTACATCTGTGTTGTATTGCATTTGAATCTCCAAAGTGGTTTGGGGTTTGTAGATAGCTCTCGAAATGAAAACTACCTAGAAACCCACCTCCGAAGAGGTGAGAGTCTTTTAGATTACACTGAAGCTTCGCTGAACCAGCCGTAGTCACCTACAACCATTGCTGTTGCTGGTGAATCGTAAGTACCGCCAACATTAGACGCTACAAATGTAGTTGCATCTACAGAGCAAGTTGTATCTGATGCTGCAATAGAATCACCTGCTTTTGCAAATACATAACGACGACCATCTGAACCCCATACTTGAGTACCAAGTAAAGCGTTTACAGAAGCGCCAGCAGCAATTTCTACTGCTGTTACGGTGTCAACCAAATCAATCCCAGCAAGTGGGGTTACTGAATATGCCATGTTATTTCCCCTTAAGCCTTAAGAACGCCACTGAATTGAGGGCCAGATGAAGTCATGTTACCAGCCCAACCGATTAGTTTAACTACAGCGTCTTGGTTTACAGATTGACGCTCGCCACCGATAGGGGCAAAGTT